TCATTATAATTCACTACTACTAAAGTACAGGCTTTATGATAGTTCAGTCCTGTTAGATCTTTTACTAGATCAATTGCAGAACCTCCTTTACCAGAAGAAAAGTCTTTGTACTTATACGTATCCTTAGTAGCATCGTAGTATATACACATACTAGGTGTACGTTCTTTAGAATTAAATATGCTTTTAATTTTTATATCATGCCCGCTAAGCTTTTCACCAAGCTTGCAGAAGTGTTCAAATATCCATGACGTAGGAACATCCTTAATGTCATGTACCATATTTTTTATCTTAAACATGATCTAGAATTAAATGAAGAAGGGGGAGTAGTAACTCTCCCCCTTTATCTTCTGGGCAGCTAATTACATATCAAAGTCACTATTCACTGGCTCAAAGCTAGATACTGGCTTGTTTTGTAAAGCCTTATAGTGATACTGGTTGTTCTTATCAAACTTGTCAAGCTTTGCTTCATCAGCAGATACGAACTTATACTTAGGAAGAGATAACTTAATGATAGTTTTACCATTGTATTCTTCTTCTGTACCTTTTAGGAACCAGTATAAGTTTTGTCCTTTTAAGATGTACACAGCTTTCTCAACCCAGTCTTCAAGACTAGATGCAGAAATATTATCAATCTGATCTCTTAAGCCAAGCTCTGATGCAATAACTGCAAGCTTGAACATAATCTCATTTTTAGATACGTTGCTATCATTGAACTGGTCAGTCCAGATAGTTGCAGATACACGACTAGATTGTCCTGTATACTTAGGTCCGTCAGGGTTATTTTTATCAATAGCCCAACCTTCAAAGCCCTCAGATGCTGGGCCTTCTAATACTAACTCTAAGGTTTTCTTATCACCTTTGTTAGATGTTCTTACTTGCCCACTGTGAATGTGTGCATAAACTACTCCTGCTTGTAGAGACTTAGCTGTCCCACCTGTTGTTTTGACTTCTTGTCCTTTTGTACTAAACATACGTGTTTTTTATTTATGTGAATGAAAAATTGAGTACTAGTTCTCGTAATCTATAATGCTCTGTCTAACTAAAGCTAAGTCATTTGTAATCTCAAACTCGTCAAACATACCTTTTGGTGCTTTACATGTGTTCTCACCGTTGTTTGCTGTTTCAAATACATACCTGATGTTACCATCTTTGTCCTTCTTAACTTTACCAAACAAAACTATAGAAAATAATCCTTCTAAAGTAAGTTTTTCGTCAACCATTTTACCAATAGTCTTAGCTTTAAACTTCTTTTTACCCTCCATATCTGAAGATTCTTCAGCATGTGTAAGGATAAAGACCATTAAGTCTTCTCTTAAGTCTTTAGGCATACGTGCAATACGTGCTAGGTTAGCACCTATCTGGGTAAACTTTTCGTAACCCTTCTCGTCTACTCTCTCAAAGAACTCAAAGGAACTCATATACTGAAAGTCATCAATAACTAAGTTCTTAATGTCTGGACGTTTTTCTGAAACATACTTCATGCATGCTTCTATCTGTGTAGATGAACTAGCAGAATATAGATTACCTGTTGGGTTATCTTTACTCCACTGAACATACTTCTTTCTCCACCCTTTAAAAGGTAGAGCTTTGTTAGCCACGTTTATAATAAACGTTTCTGCTGGATTAAGAGTCTCTATACTAGTAGACTTACCTGAACCAGACTCTGCAATAATTAGGATTCCTTGTGCCATATGTTATTTTGTAGATTTGATTAACTCGTTTAACCACATTTTAGAACTTACTGGTTTACCTGTTTGGATAGCATAGTAATCTCTAATAGTCATTTCACTGTAAGGAGCGTCTTCCATAGTAGCCGGTGCCTTATAAGCTTGCATAGGAGCTTTAGGTAGTGAAGAAGGTAAAGCTTGTTCTTGATTAGATCCAAAGTTAGCTGTCTTCTTAATAGCTACTGATGTAGGATTAACAACTCTTAGCTCTTCTAGAGGAACAAGGTAAGAACCTTTTTCATTAAGTTCATACTCTTCTTCGTATGAAGAACTTACTGGTACTCTATAAACTTTACGGTCTGCATCTGCAGGAGTAAGGTCTCTAGTAATCAACTCAAAGAAGAAACCTTTTTCTTTTCTAAACTCTGAGGAGAAAATACCTACTACCATTCTACCATGTTTATCATAGAACGGCATCTTCATGTTGAAATCTGTACGTGGGATTTCTAAATCATCAATTAGATCTTGATGAAAATCCCTGATTGTTTCTAGCTTAAGTCTTTTAAGCTCTTTAACATCTGTTACTTGTTGTGTGTTACTTGTCATACTGTGTGTTTTTGTTTTATAATTCTTGGCCAACATCAGCCGAAGGTTGTCTGTTATTTCTAGGTCCTCTTGGCGTCCATGTTTGTGGTTGCTGCTGTATGGTTGGTGGAGGACCTGACTCAATCATACGTTGTCTTTTAAAATCTGTTTGTAAGAAAATGATGTTATCATCTGTAGCACCGTTACGTAGCTTCAGTAAATGCAAGAATACATTTTCTTTACTAGCTTGATAATGCTCTGGCCCATAGTCTTCAATGTTTAGAGTGAATGGTCTACTGATAGCAAAGACTAAGTCTGAACCTTGCATGAGAGCATCACCACCAAATATATCTGATGAACTAGGATAGTTAGCAATTGTACCTGGTGTTCTGCGTGATACATCTTCCATGGTACGGTTAAGCTGTGTAAGGATAATTACAATAACAGGTAGGTCACGCTTTACATCTATAAGCATATCTGCTATGTTGTAAAGTGTCTGTAACTTTTCTCTCTCGTCTGCTGCTTTTTTTACAAGCCAACTGTGGTCAATAGTTACAATCATAGGTTTACCACCTAACTCATTGAAGTAATGATGAATAGCTTTCTTCATGTCAGCAGAAGTAAGAGGCTTCTTTATACGTATTCTTTGTACACCAAGCTTCTCTAATTCTTCTGCATCTTTCAGATAGTTTTCCATTTGCTCGTAAGCAAAATCATCTAACTGTTTTTTAGAAGATAGGACTACGTTATAGTCCATAGCAACCTGTGCAGCAAATTCTCTTGCAGCATAGGATTCATCACCCATCTCAAACTGGAACTCTAAAATAGAAAATTCTTGATCTGGATTGAGTCTTTTAGACTCTCTCAGGATATGACTAATGAACATAGTCTTACCTGCAGCGGGGCGTGCACCTATTGTAACTAGGCTACCCCACTCTATACCACCAATGGTTGCATTGTTAATAGCATCCCAAGGTGTTCTTAAGGACTTGATCCGTCCTTTACGTCTATCATTAATGTATTTTAGACCTTTGCGTAACCCTTCAGCGTGCGTAATAGCACCATAGGGTCTTTCTATTTTTTGATCCATGTAAGATTGTATTATAAACTAACTAATGATTTACCAAATACTTCTTGTACGATGTCTTTAGCTTGAGCTAAAGTGTTCATACTAGCAGCTAATGAGGCTCTGTTTTCAGCTTGTCTGACTACAGACTCTAGTATCTCAATGTTTATAATACGTAGATCAGGTCTTGATTCGTCTACTACGGGGAGTGATTTAAAGAATTCCTTTAAGTCCTCAGAATTGTGGATTGTGTTACTCATGTCAAATTGTTTAATGTACTTCAAATATATGATAAGTTAGGGAAAAAACAAAATTTTTCTAAGGTTTTTCTTGAAACCACTTAGCATTTTGTATTTTATACTGTTTTAATGCTGGCTCCAGAATTTCTGGGCTTTCTAATAAAAGATCACAATAGTTTGCTAGTTCAGACATACCAAACTTATCTATAAAGTAGCCACTGTTTTTCATAAACTCAAAGTTTACTTTCTCTTTTTCAAAGATGTAATACTCTGTAGCTAAATGAACTATGGGCCATTCATACTCAGGATAAGTTTGAAAGAACTTGATAAACTTATCTTTAAGTTGTGCTACACTTTGCTTAGATACAGCTCCTGATGGTAGTGTACCTCTAGGAAATAATTCTCTATAGTACTTTATCTTATCAAGAAACTGGTCACCCAGCACTTCACTAGTAACCTTCTTTTTACTTTTGAGGAGAAAGGTTTGAAACTCATCTAAAATTAATAATGCTCTTTCTGTTAATTGTCCCTGATCATTTATAAATCCTTTAGCTCTACAGATGTTAGCTTCAGCTTCCTGGTTTATTATACCAGTAGGCTTAATTCTGTTTCTGCAACAGTCAAGAAAATAAATCTGATTGGGGCTTACGTTGTACTTGATTAGTGTTGTCCATAGTTGGTGACTCATGCTGCTCTCTGATGTATTTAAGGATGGTGAAATATTTTAAACGAAAACTCTCATTGGTTTCTACTAAGTCACTAAATGCATTAACATTATGAATGATAGTAGTGTGGTCTCTATTTCCTAATAACTCACCTATAGCAGTTAAGTTATACTTCATAGATCTAGCCATGTGGCAAAAGATTGATCTGAGTTCTACAATATCTCTTTCTCTGAGCTTAGACTCTAAAGGAATAGTTTGATTGAACTTCTTAGGTAAGAAAGGATCAAACATTTTTTTTAAACTCTGTAGACTCATGATGGGAATAGATGTATCCCCTTGAACTTTAGAACTACTGACAATAATGGGATAATATCCCAGTTTTTCATAGAACAGGTCTTTAAACTCTGTGATTAGCTTTTTTTCAAGCTTGTTGGCATAGGCT